TGGACATACATCAACGGCTGGGCTAACACATTTACAAACACAACGTCAAACGCTGGCGCTACAACAATGACCGTCAACAACGTCATGGGTATCTTCCCAGGCATGAACTTAACTATCTGGGATGGACAAAAAGACGAGTACGTTCAGGTTTCAACTTCATGGACACCTGGCAACACCACTCTGACATTCACCAACCCTCTAAAGTACGCACACGGATCTGGCGTTAACGTCTCAGCTCTACCTGCCTCTGTTAAGCAAGCAGTCATTCACTTCATCGTTGCACTCATCAAGGAGCGCGGACAAGGTGGACTGGTTCTAAACGAAATTGGCGAGCCAACCGCAGTATCAGGAAAGACCGAAACTTCAATGCACGACGAAGTTCTTGGCTACGACTTGCTCGACGACTTCAAGCAAATCTGGGGTCGTGCATAATGTCACGCGCCACAGTACGAGCCGCTATCGCTTCGTACTTGACAAACGCTGGTATTACCAACTTGTCAAGTGTCAGACAGTTCCCAGCAAAACTAACACCTGAGGGTGAGTTCTTTGAGGGAGAAGACCCAGGACACAGCTCTGGCGCAATCATCTTTCTCTACATTGAAAACCAGCGAGAAAACCGCATTGCTCTTGGTGGCCCTCACAATGGTCGCAAGGCTATTGACTACACATTCATTCTTGACTGCTACCTGCGCTCTACGCACCAGAAGTCAGAAGACGCAGGCTTTGACAACGAGGCTTTCTTAGATTCACTCGTAACAGCAATTCGTGCAGACCGCAACGCTGGCGCACCGAGCATCATCTTCCAATGGGGAGAAGGCGCAAACGGCGCAGCTGGTGGCCCAGACATTGACATCACCTCGTATTACCCTCGCCAAATAAACGGCAAAGCATCAGCAACGCAAGTGACTTCGGTTGTCCGAGTTCACGTCGTTGAGATTATCGACAACTAAGGAGCATCATGGCTAACTACACATTCAACGACACAACCGCAAGGGTGTATCCTGACATTCAATACAACGGATCAACACTCGAAGCATTGCCTGGTCAAATCTACGCACTAGACGCTGACCCTGGCGATGGTCGCTGGACTTCATCAGCAACGGCCCCTGTAACACCGCCAGAAGCCCCTGTAGAGGCCGACAGCACAGCATCAGACTCAACCCCAACCACTAACTAAGGAGCGCCTCAGATGGCCTTTTTATCCGCCAACAGCTATATGGGTCTCGTCGTCGAAGCGACACGAGGCACTCTACCAACAGGAGGAACTCCGGTCTACATTCCGGTCACGTCTCCACAGGTAACGCCAATGCAGACATTTTTGCGAGACGAGGCCTTCCGAGGCTCACCAACTTTGGTCTACGACCAGGTTCAGGGTGTACGTCACGACGAGTACGACGCTAAGTTCTACCTGTTTGCTGACACCTTTGGAAACCTTGCTAAGGCAGTGCTTGGTGGCACAGACACCGTTACTGGTTCTTCTGTTTACACACACAACATCAAGCTCTTGAACAACGCAGCCACAGGCTCACAGCCACAGTCATACTCAATCCTTGACTTCGACGGTGCTAACTACTTCACCATGACAGGCGCACAGGCTGACAGTCTGAACATCACCTTTGGTGCAGAAGCAGCAGCAGACGCAACAGTGAAGTTCTTTGCTAACCCATACACTTCATACACATCAGCACCTGCTCCGTTCACAACTTTGTCATTGTCAACCGAACACCTGATTCCTGCATGGGACACAAGCATCACAGTTAGCGGAATTAACTCAGGAGCAGCTCTTACCTACATTCAGACCGGTGAACTTATGCTTGCTCGCAAGACTGCACCTATCTTCACAATGGGTACACAGGCTCCGCTTGTTAACTTTGCTGGGCCTATCGAAGTTACTGGTAAGTTCACAGCCGTTGTAAACACAAACGCAGACGCTTGGTCAACTGGATCAACAGCAGAAGCACTTACACGCTCACCGCAGGTAATGACAATTACCATGACTGACCCTAACGACACAACTTCTGCAACTAACCACAGCATTGCCTTCACAATGACTTCGGTTCAGTTCCACGATGTCAAGCGCACACGCGGTAAGGAATACACAGAAGTAGAATTGTCATTCACTGCAAACGCAAACGCAACCGACGCTACAACTGGTTACTCACCAGTTCAGGCAACGATTGTCAACGCAGTCGCAACCGCTTACTAAACAACAACCCAAAGGGGATAAAATGCCAGCAGTAAACCTTCCAAATAATCAGTCAGCCATCTTGTATTCACGAGACGAAGTTACGGAGCGCACAGCTCGTTCTATCTCTCGTGCGTACATGAAGGCGGCTGGTTCGGCAGCGAAACTAACCAACCTCGGATTTGACGAAGCAAAGCCTGAAACATGGACTATCTTCGCCGACATCTCAGACGAGGACAGAAACAACCTCGACGGCTATCAAGCAGAACTTATTGCTGGAATGGTTAAGTCGTGGTCACTGGGCGACCTGCCAACAGTTGACTCTGCGCTCGACCTGCCCAAGAATGTCTTTGAGGCATTAGCTGAGGCTTGCGGTAATGAGTTCAACAACACTCCTGACTTCTCGCCAAACACAGACCCAAAAGCCCTTACCGCCGACTAGCGCGGCTGGAGGCAGCACTTAGAGGTAAAGACGCTGAGGTGGATCACGAGGTTTCCAATCTCTATAGAGAACACCGATTTCGCAAGGCTCTAGGTGGGTCTCACGAAGACTTTATGAATCAACCAAGTGAAATAACAGACTGGCTACTTGCCATAGATGATTTAATGAACGAGGTTCAACGTGGCTGAGATTATTATTTCAGGCATTAGCGAGTTTGACAAGGCACTAAAGTTTGACATTGCAAAGTCAGATGTTGCAGCTCGAAACATTGTGACTAAAGGCGCACTTATTATTGAGCGCAAGGCTAAAGAAGAGTTCCGCGCTCGACCTGGCGGATCACAACGCACTTCTAAGTCTGGTCGAGTTTACTATCAGGGCGCACCTAAATACCCTGCAACACCACCACAGCCAACGCAACGCTCTGGCAACTTGCGTAACTCAATTAAGACGCAACAAGTAATATCTCTTGGCGCTGGTCGCTGGCAATCAGATACCGGCCCATCAGTCAAGTACGCAGGATACGTTGAATACGGAACATCTAGGTCTCGTGAGTTCCCATACATGACACCAGGCGTAAAAAACAGCAACGAAGAAATCAACACAATCGCTCAGGAGGAGTGGCGCTTAGCCCAAGAATAATGGCACTACTACCTCTAATAACACTCACAGCAGACACTACAGAGTTTGCTGAAGCAATTACTCAGGCTAAATCACTTATGAGTGAGGTCAAGTAATGGGTTTTCTCCCACCTATTATTGCCACGCTTATAGCTGACACCAAAGAATACACAGCCAAGATGACTGAGGCGCAAGCCAAGATGACCGAGTTTGGTGCTTCCTCACAGACATCAGCCGGTTTGTTTGGTCTTTCCTCTAGCACTATCGCTCTAGGAGCCGCAGGCGTGGCTGCTGCCATTGGTGGCTACGCAGTCAACTCGGCTTACAAGTTTCAAGAAGGACTTGACAAACTTAAAAACCAAGCAGGTTTAACAGAAGGTCAAATAAAAACTCTTGGAAATGAAATACTTTCTATTTCCGCAAACACTGGTATTGCAGCCGGTGATCTAGAAGCGGCATCACTTACTATTTCACAAGCAGGACTTCGTGGAGCCGCCGCCTACAACACCTTAAACGCCTCAGCCAAAGCAGCCGTTATTACTAACGCTTCGGTTGCCGACACAACCAAAGCCATTGTTGCAGCTCAAACTTTGCAAATTGCAAAAGGCATGGATGTTGCCAATTTGACTGGAATCCTCGTTGCCGGCTCCAAAGACTTTGTTGGTGGACTATCAGCCGAAGAACAAATGCTTTCAGGTCGAGTTGGTGTTGCACTTGCTAAGTACGGACTGACCCTTAAAACAATTATTCCTTTAGGCGCTGAGTTTGCCAAAGTTGGACTGCCTACGCGCTCAATTACAT